AAGTATTAAAGACGGCATTTCTGAATGTTATAAAGAAGTTGTGGATTACCTTGACAATGCCAGCATACCAGTTGAAGGCGAAATGCTTAGGCAAGTTGCTTATATTAGTTGCAATAACGACAGTAGTCTTGGAGACAAAATTGGAGAAGCTTTTGAAAAAGTTGGCAAAAATGGAGTCGTTCTAATGGAAGACTCTGAAACAAATGATACTTATGTTGATTTTGTTGAGGGGACACAATTTGAAGCGGGTATAAAATCTCCGCATTTACTAACTGACAAAGACAAAGGTACGGCAGTGTTGGAAAACCCGTATGTATTAATAGTTAGTTCGAACATACCAAGTGTACGACGTATACAGAGTATATTGGAGCATGTAGTTAAAACTAAAAGAGCATTACTTATAGTCGCACCTATGGATCAGCAGCCGTATGCCACTTTATTAGCCAACAAGGTTAAGGGCAATATTAAAGTCAATATTGTTGACCTACCCGGTTTTGGCCCAACTAAGCAAGACACTATAGAAGACCTGGCCATATTAACCGGCGCTACAGTCGTTAACGAGGAGTTAGGGGACGATTTAGATTTAATTAGCCCTGATGTATTAGGAGAAGCAATTAAGTCCGTTACAGACGCTAAAAACACTACGTTGCAAATTAAAGAAGCAACCGAAGATCTATCAGATAGAATAGCAGAAGTAGAAAACAAAATTGACAAAGAAACAAACGGATATATTAAAAAGAAATTAGAGCAGCGTTTATCAATGCTAACTGGTAAGGTTGGTGTTATATATGTAGGAGCCGATTCTGCCGTAGAGTTAAAAGAAAAGAAAGACAGAGTAGAAGACGCTATTCACGCAACTAAAGCTGCTTTGCAAGAAGGTATTATACCAGGTGGTGGAACTGCTTTATTAAATGCGTCTCAACTTATAGAACCTAAGAATGACGGGTACAAAATATTGCTAGAAGCAATACAATCACCTTATAACATTATATTAGATAACGCAGGTTACTCTGATTATATATCACCCAAAGAAAAATCTATAGAAGCCGGTAGCGGTGAAGAAGACGATTGGGTTGGCGTAGGTGTTGACGTCACTTGTGGGTGTTATAAAAGAATGGTTCATAACGGTATTATAGATCCGGTACTGGTAACTAAGTCTGCATTAAAGAATGCGATAAGTGTTGCTACTACTATTATCTCAGCCGATTGTATAATCTCAAATGTAAGATCTCTTGAAAGCAATTAATTATTATATCGTAATAGATAAGATAAAGGAAGCGCCGAAAACGGTTGCTGGCCTAGAATTAACTGAAACACAGAACACAGACATTAGGTATTTAAAAGCCGAGGTTATAAGCGCTGGAGACAAGGTTGATTATATAAAAGAAGGTAGTGTTGTTAGATATGATAAACACGCTGGTCACGGGATAGAATGGAATGACAGGATGTACCATGTTATTACTATAAACGATATTGTTTTAGTTGAATGAGACTAAGCGCACAAGATTTAAGGAATAAGAACATATTTAAGTATTACAGGCTTGTCAGAAGATGGGCTTGTAAAACTTACGATTTGAAAGATGCAGATTTAGAGTTACTTATTTATTTAGATTGTAAAAACCATTTTATACGTAATGATTTTATTAAAGGTGCATACACCTATTCTTGGGATAAAGCAAGGTGGGAAAGATTACGTAAGAACGATTGGATAACTGTTTTTAGCAAAAGAAACAGGACAACAATGAAGTACAATACGTATACAACTTCTTTTAAGTGTAAGCAACTTATAACTAGAATATATAGAATACTACTAGGTGAAGAAGATTTGCCTACATCAGAAAGGAGTACTTTTTATAAAAACAAAACATATACCGATAAGGTTTTCAATCATGCGATTGATAATATGATTAAAGATAACGAACGATAAAACAAACACTATGGCATTTAGGCTAAAACCGCATTCTGAAATATTTGGCTTGCATGACGCTACATCAGAGTTTGGCACACCTGTTATTATAAAAGACGATTTGGAAAAAGGAGTACAGGCAGAGGCTAATAGAGATGGAACAATCTTTGTTAGCTCAGACTTGCCTGAAAGCAAAGTGCAAGATGCTGTAAACCACGAAAAAGTTCATTTAGATCAAATGGCTTCTGGTAGATTGCAATACTCAGACGATTCTGTTACTTGGAAACGAGATACTAGATCTCCTGCTAGAAAATACGACAGAGCTACAATGAATGAGGGGCACCCTGATTTTGAGTGGGAAAACGAAGCATACAAACAATCATAATTATGGGATTAAATTTTAGAGGAGAAGCTAATAGGCTAGGCAAAAGAAACCAACACGGGTTTCAAGAAAAATCGGCGCCAGGTCCAAGACAAGGCCAAGGTGGTGATCAGCCAGGTAGTTTAGCTAGAGCAGAAAAAAGGTTTGGTAACATAACTAGTCCTGCTAAAATAAAGAAAAACTTTTACGGAGGCGAAGCTTATTTCCAAGACGGATATAGTGGAGACTTAGGAAAGAGTAGGCCTATAACGCAAAAGTCAAGATCTCCTTTAAAAATAAATGAGGCATTGGTTACAGGAGCAGGTAGAGCAGCAAAAAAGTTTGTGGATATTGGCTCTTCTATGTCAGAAGGCTTTAGCCCACCAGCACCTGCTACGGCAGTAGATCCCGGAGGCCCAGAGCCATTAGCCGCGGATTTAGATCCTAACGTTAATGACGGAACAAAACCACCAGCAAATACAGAAACAACAAAAACAGATAAAGATGAATAACAAACCAATTACAGCCAGGGTTAAAAGTGGCATGTTCAAAACAAAAGAGCCTTTACTAAATGTAGGACCGGCTGGAGTTGACGGAAACAATAAGACTCGCACTATGCCTTCTCCAAGTAAAATGAAAGGCTACGCAATGAAGTCTTCACCTTTTAAGCAAGCAAAAACAACTAAGGACGTTGTTACAGAGGCTATTAAAGACCAAATAACAGACAAGGGCATAAGTCTTGAAAAAATAACAAAGACAAAAAAACCCGGATCTAGCGGAACCCCTCCTGTAGTTACTACAGACAACTATGATGCTGCTGTTGCGGCTGAAGGAACAAAAATTGTTGACCCCTCTAAAATTACCCCAGCTATGACAGCTGAAGCTAATAAGAGAAGAGCAGATGCTAAAGCAAAAGACGAAGCCGCCTCTAAAGCGGGGACTAGCGGAACAGAAGGTAAAGAAGAAAGTACAAAAACCGCTATTATTGAAAAAGTGGCACGCACAGGAGAGGCGTCAACTGCTTACGGTACTCGTAATAACTTAAGGAAAGCTAAGGTAGCTGCTCGTAATGCAAAAAAATACCAAAGGAAACAAGATAAAGCCGACCGCAGAAAAGATCCAGAAAAGTATGATGCAAAAGAACAAAGACGCGCCAGAAAAGAAACTGCATCTCAATCAATAAAAAAAGTTGCGGACTCTGAAGTAAGAAACGCGCAAATACAATCTAAACAAGGTAAAACTGGGTTTTCAGGAAATAAAAGAACGGTGCTGGACGATGTTAATGTACAGCAAGGAGAAAAAACCACGAAAGAGCAAAGAGACCTAGGAACACCTGTTACAATGAAAAACACAGGATTCTTTAAAAAGAAATCACCTATGAAAATGAATTACTTTAAAAAGTGAAAGCAAAAGGACTAGGAGATACAATAGAAAAAATTACAACCGTAACCGGAATAAAGAAAGCTGTTAAGGCTTTGCCATGGGATTGCGGTTGTGATAAAAGACAGAAAGCATTAAATAAGATGTTCCCGTATAAATAATAATTAAATTTAATTAAATGAAAAAAGATTACACTGAATTCGAGGTTGTCAAAGACAATCAGCTTAGCGAATCCGAATTAAAAGAATTGCAAACAGCTGTTGACAGGGTCAACGAGGCACAAATGCAAATAGGCGGCATTGAAGCCCACAAGGCTAAGCTGCTAATTGACATCGCTTTGTTTACTAAAGAGGTTGAAAGCACACAAAAAATACTTGCGGCAAAATATGGCGACGTAAGTATTAATCTTAACACGGGAGAATTTACAGACAATGCAGCTGATAAGAAAGATTAGTGTCGGCAAAGACTATAAGAATGATGCCATGCACTATACTGTTGGGCAGGAAGTGTACGGCGGTCATACTATAGAAAACATTATAGAAGAGGAAACAAAGTACTCGATCTATATATCAAAAGGGGATGTTATCATGCCATGGAAAGACTTCAATAAGAATATGTCTATATCCGTGGAATACAATATTGCATGGTAGAATGCAGAGTGTATTTAATTACCTAGTATCGCCAAAAGGTGCTAGAACGACAGGACAAACAACTATCGACGGGCAAGAGCTATTGCTTAATACTGAATTACAAAACCATGAATACTCGAATAGAGTTGGCGTTGTTTTAAGTTTACCATTAGCGGAGAAATATAAAGAAATAAAAGAAGGTGATGAGGTTATAGTACATCACAATGTATTCAGAAGATTTAGAGATGTAAGAGGTAAAGAGAAAAATAGTAAAAGCTATCTAACTGAAGAAACCTACTTAGCGCAACCTGATCAGATATACGCTTACAGAAGAAACGGTGAGTGGAAAGCATTAGAAGGTTTTTGCTTTGTAATGCCGGTTAAAGAAACCAAAATGTTTTCAATGGATTTTGAAAAGCCTTTAATAGGACTTATTAAGTACAGCGAAGAAATAGGTCTTGACACATTGATAGGTTTTAGACCTACATCAGAATACGAGTTTATTATAGACGGGCAGAGGTTATACCGAGTACCCAACAATTCAATTACAATCAATTATGGACATAAAGGAAACGAAGAGGAATATAATCCGAGCTGGGCACAGAGCAGTAGAGGAACTCATTAAAGTAGCTAAAGAAGACATCGTGGATTCAGACGATGACATTTCAGCAGACAGACTTAAGAATGCAGCAGCTACAAAAAAGCTAGCTATATTTGACGCATTTGAAATACTTAACCGTATTGAAGAGGAAGAAAGAATCCTCGAGAATAAACCTAGGCAAGAAGTTGAAACTACTAGCTTCGGTGGATTTGCTGAAAATAGATCCAAATAATGTATACCCAAGAACTATACCAAATAATAGAACCTATAAGACGCACCACAATTACGCGGCTTAATAAAGGTAAAAAATGGGAATATGGCTATAACAAGGAACATGATGTTGTTGTTATAAGCAAGACTGGACAAATAGGCGAAATCTATAATATACAAAATCTAAAGATAGCGCTGCCTAAATCTCCAGGCAAATTAAGTAAAGCTACTAACAAATGGACTCCAGAGGAATACCCAAAAGAATTGAAAGGCATAAAAAGCATTTTTGATTGGAGGGATTACCCTGAGGGATTCAAAACAAAATGGGGGGAATATATAGATGAAAATTTCAACAAAAGAGAAAACGGTCATTGGTTCAATAATAAAGGCGTGGATACTTACCTTACTGGTACTCACTTTATGTACTTGCAGTGGACCAAGATTGACGTTGGGCAACCTGACTTTAGAGAGTCAAACAGATTATTCTTTATATTCTGGGAAGCTTGTAAAGCCGACAGAAGATGTTATGGTATGTGTTATCTCAAGAACAGACGTTCGGGTTTTTCGTTCATGGGGTCAGGGGAGACAGTTAACCTCGCAACCATATCAAGCGATGCACGGATTGGAATATTGTCCAAATCTGGGGCCGATGCGAAGAAAATGTTCACCGATAAGGTTGTACCCATATCTGTTAACTACCCATTTTTTTTCAAACCAATACAAGACGGAATGGACCGTCCCAAGACAGAACTCGCATACAGAGTACCAGCATCCAAATTCACACGACGCAGACTCGATTCGAATGACAAGACGGAATCACTCACGGGCCTCGATACCACCATTGACTGGAAGAACACCGGGGACAATGCGTACGATGGGGAGAAACTTAAACTCCTCGTCCACGATGAGAGCGGTAAATGGGAAAGGCCGAACAACATCCTCAACAACTGGAGGGTCACGAAGACAACATTAAGATTAGGTAGTCGTATTATTGGCAAGTGCATGATGGGATCAACATCAAACGCATTAGATAAAGGAGGAGAGAATTTTAAAAAGCTATATAATAGCTCAGACGTAACTAAAAGAAATGCCAACGGTCAAACTAGATCCGGACTGTATTCCTTGTTTATTCCCATGGAATGGAATTACGAAGGCTTTATAGATGAATACGGGCACGCTGTATTTAATACGCCACCAGAAGGCACTGTGGACCCGCACGGAGACGTTATAGACGTCGGGGTTATAGAGCACTGGAATAATGAGGTTGAAGGATTAAAAGGCGACCAGGATGCTCTAAATGAGTTTTACCGACAATTCCCTAGAACAGAGGAACACGCTTTTAGAGATGAAACAAAAAACAGTATATTTAATTTAGCAAAAATATACGAACAAATAGATTACAACGAAGACCTAAGAAACAGTAATGTATTAACTAAAGGTAGTTTTCATTGGGAAAACGGTGTTAAAGATACCAAGGTAATATTTACACCAAACCCTCAAGGAAGATTTTTAATTTCTTGGACACCTGAATATAATATACAAAACAGACAAGTAATTAAGAACGGCGTTAAACATCCTGGCAATGAACACATGGGTGCTTTTGGTTGTGATAGTTACGATATATCAGGTACAACCGACGGTAGAGGATCCAAGGGAGCTTTGCACGGTTTAACCAAGTTTAGTATGGAAGATGCTCCACCAAGTACTTTCTTTTTAGAGTATGTGGCAAGGCCTCAAACCGCTGAAATATTTTTTGAAGATGTTCTTATGGCCTGTGTATTTTATGGAATGCCCTTGTTGTGCGAAAATAACAAGCCAAGGCTTTTGTATTATTTTAAAAGAAGAGGTTATAGAGGTTACTCTATGAATAGACCAGATAAGTTATGGAACAAGTTATCTGTGACTGAGAAAGAAATAGGTGGAATACCAAATTCAAGTGAGGATATAAAACAAGCACACGCTGCTGCTATTGAAATGTATATAGACAGACACGTAGGGCTTAATGACGAAGGAGAGTACGGGACAATGTATTTTAATGAGACGTTAAACGATTGGTCTAAATTTGATATAAATAATAGGACGAAGTTTGATGCAGCTATTAGCTCTGGGCTTGCCATAATGGCTTGCAACAAAGATCTATATAGGCCTAGTAATGTTAGGCAGAAGCAAGTTGTTAATTTAAGATTTGCGAAATATACCCACGAAGGTAACGCATCAAAAATAATAAAAAGATAATATGGCGATAAATGCAGTAAATAGTTTTTTCCCTAGCCAGGTGGTAAGTGACCAAGAAAAAGTTTCTGAGAGTTACGGATTACAGGTTGGTAGAGCGATTCAAAACGAATGGTTTTCCAGTAATACAGGGACAACTCGCTATAGAAGTAATCAAAATACTTTTCATAATTTAAGGCTATATGCAAGAGGTGAACAGCCTGTGCAGAAGTATAAAGACGAACTTTCTATTAATGGGGATTTATCTTACTTGAATTTAGACTGGAAACCCGTTCCTATACTATCAAAGTTTGTTGATATAGTTGTAAACGGTATTGCTGATAGGTCTTTTGATATTACTACTTATTCACAAGATCCGTACGGTATAAGTAAAAGATCTGCTTATATGGAATCCGTAATAAGAGATAAGCAAACGGAAGAGCTTAACAATTTTGCGCAAGAAAACTTTGGTATTAATCTTTTTGAAAACCCCCCAGAAACATTACCCGATTCACAAGAAGAGCTTGACATACACATGCAGCTTACTTACAAGCAAGGTATTGAAATAGCGGAGGAAACTGCCCTTAATACATTACTTGACGAAAACAGATATGATTTAACAAAAAGGAGAACTTATTTGGATCTTGCTACTTTAGGTATTGGAGCTGTTAAAAATAACTTTTCAGAATCAGAAGGAGTAACTATTGATTACGTTGATCCAGCTTATTTAGTATATTCTTATACTGAGGACCCTTATTTTCAAGACATATATTATGCGGGAGAAGTTAAGTTCGTGCCAATAAACGAGCTTAAAAAGCAATTCCCAAATTTAACGCAGGATCAATTAGAAAGAATCCAGCAACAAGGAACACAAAATTACGGCGTCTTTGATACTAACGTCAGCAACGAATATAACAACAATAGAGATTCAAACGTCATACAGGTTTTATACTTTAATTATAAAACTTACATGAATGAAGTATACAAAGTTAAAGAAACTTCCACAGGAGCAACTAAGATAATAGTAAGAGACGATCAGTTTGATCCACCAGTAGAAATGCTTGAGGAGCAATTTGGCAAAATGTCAAGATCACTTGAGGTACTTTACGAAGGGGTAATGATTGTTGGTACTGATATTATGCTTAAATGGGAAATGGCGAAAAACATGATGCGCCCCAAAAGCGATGTGTCTAAGGTTAAAATGAATTACGCTATTACTGCCCCTAGAATGTATAAGGGTAGAATAGAATCATTAGTAAGCAAGTGTACAGGATTTGCTGATATGGTACAGTTAACTCACTTGAAATTACAACAAGTGTTACAAAGAATGATACCTGATGGTGTTTATCTTGACGCTGATGGAATCAACGAGGTTGATTTAGGTAATGGCACAAATTACAATCCACAGGAAGCACTGAATATGTTTTTTCAAACAGGTTCTATAATAGGTAGATCATTTACGCAAGAAGGAGACATGAATCCTGGTAAAGTACCTATACAAGAAGTACCTACTGGTAGTGGTGGTCAAAAGCTACAAACATTAATATCTACGTACAACTATTATCTTCAAATGATAAGAGATGTAACTGGATTAAATGAAGCAAGAGACGGGTCTACACCTGATTCTAGAGCATTAGTAGGTGTACAAAAATTAGCAGCAGCAAATTCAAACACTGCAACAAGGCATATACTTGACTCTGGGTTGTATTTAACAAGAGAGCTTTGTGAATGTTTGTCACTTAGAATATCGGATATAATAGAGTATCATCCAGCTAAGGAAGCATTTATAACCAAAATAGGTAAATTTAATGTAGGTATCCTGGAGGAAATGTCGGATTTATACATGCACGATTTTGGAATATCCCTTGAACTAATGCCCGACGCAGAAGAATCCGCTATGCTTGAAAACAATGTTCAGGTTGCTTTACAACAAGGATCTATAGATTTATCTGATGCTATTGACATACGAGAAGTTAAAAATATAAAGCTAGCAAACCAATTGCTAAAAGTTAAGCAGAAGCAACGACAAGCTAGGTTACAGGCAGAGCAACAAGCTAATATACAAGCCCAAGCCCAGGCAAATGCTCAAGCGCAACAGGTTGCTGCTCAGGCAGAAATACAAAAAGATCAAGCTCTATTTCAAACTAAGGCACAACTAGAACAACTCAAAGGCCAATTAAGACAACAAGAAATGTCTACGGAAGTAGCCGCCAAGAAAGAGTTAATGGGATTAGAATTCCAGTATAACATGCAGCTTAAGGGTCTTGAGGTAAACAAAAATCAAGCCAAAGAAAAGGAAATGGAGGATCGCAAGGACCAACGCACAAGAATACAAGGTACTCAACAAAGTGAAATGATCGAGCAAAGAAAAAACGATTCTCCAGCTAAAAACTTTGAGTCTGCAGGAAATGACGTAATGGACGGAGGATTTGGCTTAGGAGGGTTCGATCCTAGGTAATAATAATAATAGTAACAATAATTATATAATATTTTATCATGGAAGAAAATCAAGAAATTGCAGAACAGCCGGTAACAGAAGTCACGGTTGAGGATACAAGCCCAACATCAATGGGAGACGACGGAACAATTAAACTGGACATGGGCAAATTTACTGAGCCTGTGGCAGAAACACCTATCGAGCAACCAGTTGAAGAACAGCTAATTGCAGAAACACCAGCAGAGGCGCCAGCAGAACCTGTATTAGAAACAGCAATCGAGGACACTGTTTTAGAAGAGATAACAGAAGAAGAGGTTGTGGAACAAGTGGAAGAACTTGCTGAGCAGGTTGAACAAGCTGTA